CGAGTATTACCACCAAAGGCGGGCGAGCTTTGAGCGCATGGACGATATAGCGAGTTGGCTTGCACAATACCAGGGCGAGCCGATAGAGAGGGCAGGAACAGTCTTTAGCGTTGAGGATTTAAGATATTACAACGGAGTATTGCCGGATGTGGACTGCGATCGCACCTTTGTAGTGGTAGACCCTGCGTGGGGTGGTGGCGACTATGTAGCTGCGGTGTGCATAAAGCAGTACGACTTGGAGTTGTATATAGCCGATGTGGTTTATTCCAATGGCGATAAAAGGGTAACGCAGCCGTTGGTGGCGCAATTAGCTATGGACAATGGCGCAAGCGCGATGTACATAGAGGGTACGAGGACGACAGCGAGCTATGCCGAAGGTGTCCAAAGCCTTTTGAGGGAAAAGGGGTATCGCCTGAATATGCAGACAACCACCAAGCACTTTACAGGAGAGGGCAAACAACAGCGTATATTTGACCGTAGCCCCGATATTAAAGAGAACATGATATTCTTACAGGCTGACAAAAGAAAGAAGCCGTATGGGCGATTTATGGAGAACGTGTTTAGCTTCAAGGTAGAGGGGAAGAACAAGAACGATGACGCGCCTGATGTTTTAGCAATGGCGGCAAATATAGTCTTTAGCGGAGAAGCGAAGGCGATCATTCAAAAGAGAATGTGGTAGTTGACGCCGACTACTTAAAGTAGTAAAATAATATAGTCTTAAATTCATTTCTTTTTTTCCGAGACATTTTAAGACTTTCCTTTGGCCGAAGCACCGCCTGAAAGCGGTGCTTTTGGTTTGCCTTTATAAAATTAAACAACTATTATTAGTATAAGCAACAGATTGCATATAATGTGTTGACTTTCTTTAATTATCGTTCTAAAAATCACAATGAGGACAAGTGTAAACCTTTAAGCGAGGGTTAATATGGACGATAAAACAAGCATATTAGATTTAAACGTATTGCTTTGTGGGCGCAAGAAGATATTCACAACAATAGACGACATCACAGAGGACAATGTAGTAAACGTCCTTAATCTTATTTTGGCTTACCACATATCTAATTTAATGCAGGAAGAGTATTTATACTGGTATCGCAGAGGAATCCAGCCTATTTTGTTGCGCACAAAAGAGGTAAGACCAGAGATTTGTAACAAAACTGTAATAAATAATGCCAATCAGATATGTGTTTTCAAAAACGGCTATTTTATGACCGCCCCTGCTTCATATTCTTCGAGAGTAGATGACGAAACGGTAACGGCAAACGTAAAGAAGTTTAACGAGTTTTGCACGGTAGCACAGAAAGGGATAGTAGACAACGAGATCGTAGACTGGTTTCACACAGTAGGTCTTGGTGTCCTTTATGTGGAGCCGGATAAAGACGGCAACAAAAGACACCCGATCAACGTATCGGCATTAGACCCGAGGAGCGCTTTCGTGGTTTATTCGCTTAAACCGAGCAATCCCCCTGTAATGGGAGTGAATATGGTAACCGCAGGTGAGAAGCTGTACTTCGATGTATATACCCGTGACTGGTGGTATCGCATAGAAGGCGGTTACACGGGAAGGCTTATCACAGACAGACCGATAGAAGGCACGGCTATTCGCGTAATAGACAGCAAGCCGAACGTCATCGGAGAAATCCCTATAATCGAATATCAATATGACAGTAACCGCATGAGTTGCTTTGAGGTAGCAATTCCTATCATGGACGAAATCAACAACCTTCAAAGTAACCTGGCAGACGGTATCGAGCAGCAGATACAGCAACTTTGTGTTGCTTATAACTGCAACTTTGACGAGGGTACAACGGCCAATGATATACGCAAGGCAGGAATGCTTGTTTTACGCTCTCAGGGCGACAATAAAGCCGATTTTAAGATACTGGAGAGTAAAATATCACAGGCGGAAACGCAGACGAATATAGACGCATTATACGAGCAATTATTAGACAAGGTAGGTCTGCCGAGCATCGCGCGTAATGCAGGTGGTTCTTCTGACAACGGCAGTGCCGTATACCTAAAAAGCGGGTACTCAATCGCTGACACCACAAGAAGGAACACCGAGGACTGGTGGAGAAAATCAGACGAGCAGTTTAAAAAGGTGGCACTGTCCATTCTTAAACGCACAGGCTTTAAGTTAGAGCCTGAGGATATGGAACTGAACATAGAGCCACCGACAATGAGCAACCTTCTTGTTAAGACGCAAGCAGCACTCAACATGAGAGAGTTAGGACTTGCGCCTGAGATATGGCTTGAGAGAAGCGGATTGAGCAATGACCCGCTGTTAGATATAGAGATGAGCAAAGACACCATATACAAGTTTTACGATGAAACACCGGCAGAGCAGACCGAAGAGATAAACCAAGAAGGCGAAGCTTTGGCAGATGATAGGCAGATAGAGGAACTTTCCGCATACGAATTAGACTGATGTTAGCTTTTGACGAGATATACAAAGCAATAAGTGAACGCGAGGAGTTTACAAGGGTTTTCGAGGAGATTCCTTTAATGCAACCGAGCGAGATCATGGACAGGAAAGAAGAAATCTGCGACTGGATAGAGGACTTGCTTATCTATGTGTATGTGTATGGAGCAGAGCAAGCATTGACTGACTTAGGCGAGGACTTAACCGCACTTGCAGTAGGCGAGGACGGATTAAGAGAAGCGTTAAATAAAACCTATGACGACAAGGGTTATAGGGACAGAGTTTTAGAACACGCAGAAGTGGGAGACGCGCAGGGCATTTTGTTAGTGGCTGATACAGACGGACACAGAATGTACAACGCAGGTGGTTACACCGAAGCTAAAGGCAAGGCGACATCTAAAGTGTGGCATACCATGTTAGATAACCGAGTTAGAGATACGCACGACTACTTGGAAGGCATGACAGTAGGCATAGACGAGCCTTTTTATACCTACAACGGAGACGAAGCCATGTACCCTGGACAGTTTGAAAGCGCAGCAGAAAATTGTAATTGTAGGTGCTGGGTTACATACGAATAAAAAGAGAAATCTTTTTTATATAAGTGAGGGAACACTTAAAAACGCAAACGTGATGAAAACACTAAACAGAGCAGATAGTGAGGGAACACTTTAAAACGCAAGGAGAAAACATGGAAGAAAACAAAGTAGTAGAAGCAACTGAGGAAACCAAGGTAGACCGCACAGCGGAACTTGAAGCGGAAGTTAAAAGGCTTAAGGCGACCTTAAGCGAAAAGAACTCCGAGAACGCAGCAAAGAAGCGAGAGATTGAGGACTGGAAACAAAAATATAATTCCACCCTTGATGAACAGCAGCTTGCTGAGCAGGAGAGAGCCGAGAGGGAAGCAGAGAAGGAAGCAATGCTTAAAACCCTTATCAGAGAGAGGGACATAAACGGGTACAAGGCAAACTTTGTCGGCGTGGGCTATTCAGAGGAGCAGGCGCTTAAATCCGCAGAAGCATTGGTAGACGGAAAAAACGATGTGGTTTTCGAGGGGCTAAAGAATTTTATCGCAGACCATGAAAAAGCGGTAGAAGCAGAAATGTTAAAGAAGCAACCGAGTGTGGCGAGTGGCACACCATTAGGGGCTGAGGAAGTCCAAAAGATGAGGGACGAGAAACTATATCGCTACGCAGGGTTGAGATAAAAAACAACTTTAAGTAGTAAAGGAGAAAAAATGGGAACATTAAATAACAACACAATCGCATTGGCAGAACGCTATGCACCTATTCTTGACGAAGTTTATAAAAGAGAAAGTGTAACTTCCGTTCTTGACACACCGAGTGACCTTGTAATGTTTACAGGTGCTAACACAGCACAGATTTTCAAGACTGAAATGGACGGTCTCGGAAAGTATGACAGAAACAACGGTTACGTTAAAGGATCTGTAAACGGTTCATGGGAAGATTTTGTACTTGCTTATGATCGTGGCAGACAGTTAATGGTAGACGCTATGGACAACGAGGAAACTCTTGACATGGCTTTCGGAACACTTGCAGGCGAGTTTGTAAGAGTACATGAAGTACCTGAGATTGACGCGTACACATTCGCTAAAATCGCTGGCACAACAGGTATCGGCGCTGCTACACCGGCAGACATTGCTTCTGTAACTGACATTCTTACAGCAGTAGATGACGCGCAGGCAACAATGGATGACGCAGAAGTACCGATGGAAGGACGTATTCTTTTCGTTTCTACCAAGGCTTACTACGCAATCAAGTCTAAGCTTACACGTTACCTTCTTAACGATGAAGAGAATGTACAGAGGAACATCGAAATGCTTGACAGCATGAGAGTTATCCCTGTACCGAGCGGAAGGTTTAATACAGCTATCGAGCTTCTTGACGGTGTAACAAGCGGACAGGAAGCAGGCGGTTTCTCTAACGTACCGACAGCAGGCGACAGCTACGCAATCAACTTCATGCTTGTACACCCGAGTGCAATCATCAAGGTACTTAAGCACAGAGTACCGAGAATATTTAGCCCGGATGTAGTACAGGAAGCTGACGCATGGAAATTCAATATTCGCGTATACGGAGATACCTTCGTTAAAGAAAACAAGGTAGGCGGTATCTATCTCCATAGAGCAGCAACCAAGAACGCATAATGAGGTGAGATTATGTTTGTGGGTTTAGTGGTAAAGCCTGAAAAGGCAGAAACACCAAAGGTTGAAACACCAAAGGTTGAAACACCGAAAGAAGAAAAGAAAGAAACCAAAGAAAAGAAGTAGTTTAGAGAGGTACACGGAGTGGACGCATTAAGCACGGTTAAGACCATATTAGAAATTAAAGATGAGGCTTTAGATACGGAAATATCCGTGTACCTTGATTTAGCTAACGCAGAACTATTGAACTGGACTTATGGCGAGGACACGGCACTGACAGAAATAACCGACTGGCTAAAGCCGATACAGATAATGGCGGTGGTCGAGGGGTACAACCAAAGGGGAGCAGAGGGAGAAACGGGCGAGACAGTAGACGGAGTACGGCACGACTTCAAGTATGACAGCATGATCGCGTATATTCACGATAACGCCCCCTCCCACGCAAAGATACTATGAGAATATTAGAGCGTGACAAGCAAACTGTATATTGCGCCACTTACGAAGGCAAAACGGAGAAAACCAAAGAGGTCAAAGGCAAGACCATTAAAACAGGTGAGTACGCCGAAACATACAGTGACCCCATGGCAGTAGAAGTGTTCGTGTCTGTGCCGAAAGGTAGAGCCATATACACACCTAAGGGCATAGTGACGCAGTACATCAGAAATGTGTACAGCGAAACTGATTTAGGGTTGACCGAAGAAAGCGTATTTTGGATAGGTGTTGAGCCTACCGAAAAACCGAACTACCGCGTGCTGAATGTATCAATATCATTTCATCATGCTTTTTATGAGATAGAGAAAGTATGAATATCACAATAAAAGGCTTAGACGGTGTTTTGGCGAAACTGCAAAGATACGAAAACCTGGACGAGCCGATGAACAGAGCGAATGAGGAGCTAATGCAAATGGCAACAAGCATTGTCGAAAACTCATACGCAAGTCAAGGCATAGGGAACGAAGATTATACAGTAACGGCAGAGCATACAGAACACGGGTTTAAGATTATCGCCACGGGCGAGGATGTTGGATTCTTGGAGTTTGGAGCAGGAGTGCTGACCGAGCCGAACAACGAGTTTGTGTCAGAAGTGCCGTTCCCTGTATACGAGGGGTCGTGGAGTGAAACGCATAGTGGAATATTTGCCAAGAATAAGTTTTGGTTTTATGCAGGTTCACCGTACACTGGCAGACCTGCCACAAGGGGTATGCAAAGAGCATTAGACTATATCCGAAACAACGCATTAGACACATATAAGAGGTATATAAACGAATGGACGAACGCGAGCTGATATACAGTGAAATAGCGGAAGCAATAGAGGGGCAGTTTATCTGCTATACATCTCAACGGTACGAGCCTATCCCCGCGCAGATACCTTGCGTGTTCATTCAACAAATATCTAAGACAAGGACAAGGCAGTATGCAACGCTGGACAATTCGGACAATCAATACCGATTGACGTTTGAGGTGCAGGTATTTGCTGAAAGCCTTGACGGAGCATACGAGATAATGAACTTTATTGAGGATAAGTTTAAATCTCTCGCTTTCTTTGAAGATATGTGTACACCCGTGGACAATGGCGACCCTGCGCTCTTTAGGTTAGTGGCGAGATTTACGGCACAGCGAGGTAGTTTTTAATTCAATATGACAACTTTAAGTTGTGAGGTATAGAACATGAAATGTGAGAAATGCGGAAACGATGTGTTCAAAGGGCAATTCAGATGCGAGAAGTGCGGAACAATCATCGTGGAAAAAAAGGTATCAGATGATACCGAAAAAAAGATAAAGGAGAACAAGAAAAATGGCAAATGAACTTTCAACAGCAGGCATTACCCTGAAATATGCGGTTGAAGCAACAGCCGGAACTAAGCCGACAAGTGGGTATACGACCGTACCGAACGTAAAGAGTATGGCAGAGATCAACCCTGAGCCGTCATCTTTGGAAGTGACCGACCTTTCCGATCTTATTTGGAAAAGATACATAGACGGGCTTAAAGACCCCGGCGGCGCACTGTCTTTCACTGTGAATATGACGCAGGCGTTTAAAGATGCTTGGACAGCACTTTGCACGGCGGCAGCAGCAGCAAGGGCAGCAGACAAAGCGACATGGTTTGAGATTGCAATTCCGGGAATTGACAGCTTTTACTTTGCCGGTCTGCCAAGTGACTTAGGCTTTGCAGGCGCAGAAGTAGATAGCGTACTTGAAAACAGTGTTTATATAACACCAAACCAGATAGCAGGCTTTGCAGAAGCGAGCGCGTAATTAAGACAACGACAGCAGGGGCAATCGCCCTTGCTGTCAACTAAACGGAGGTAAAAAATGGAAAGAGTTAATCCTATCACACTAACAATGGAGAATGGCACAGAGTATACATTAGAGTTTTCGAGAAAGACAGTTGCGGACGCAGAAAGACACGGCTTTGTAATGGAGCAGTTGGGAGATAAACCCGCGACACTTATACCACAGTTGTTTTACCACTCATTTAAAATGCACCACCCGACAATGACGCAGGAGCAGACGAGAAAAATCCTTGACGAAGATTTAGGCGGTCTTACTCCTGAAATGATTGAAAGGCTGGGAGTGCTTTATGCACAGGGGCTTGAAAGCCTTATAAACGAGGGGACGGTAAAAAACTCGAAAGTGACGATCACGATGTAAGCGATCGTCAAACCTATACCGAGGTATTCCAAAAGAACTTTCCCTACTATTTGGCAATGGGAATGAGTTATGAGGAATATTGGAACGGCGACCCGTGGTTAGCCAAAGACTATCGGGACGCATACCTTATTAAACAAGACGAAAACAACTTTACTCTTTGGCTACAAGGCTTTTACAACCACAATGCGGTGTCTGTAGTAATGTGCAACGCATTTAAGGAAAAGGGCAAAAAGGCAGAAAAGTACTTTGAAAAGCCCATAGAACTAAGACCAAAGCAGAAAACAGTTAAAGAGATAAGACAAGATACTTACAATCAGTTAAAGCTATTGCAGGAGTTATGGAATGGCAGAAGTAACAAACCTTGAATTAGGGATAGACGCGAAAGTCACGGGGCAAGACAAAATTAAATCCCTGGGGCTGGGCATAATAGACTTAGGCGGAAACGCAGAGCGAGCAGGCATAAGTTTTCGTAATTTTGGAGTGACCATTACCCGCGCAATGCGTGGGATAAATGCAGGCAATCTATCTATTGCGGAAAAAGAATTTGCAAGGCTAAAGGCAGCCGCCATAGGTGCATACGCGGCTTTTCAAAGAAAAATAGCCATTAACGGAATAGAGGGAGTAAAGCAAAACCTATCCGAAACAGCGGAATTACTTCAAAACATAAAGAACATATCCGCACAAGGAATAGCTGTAAGTACGGGGTTGCAGCAGACAGCCCCTGTCACCGCAGACAAAGAGGGGTTTAAAGACCTTATAAGCACAGCTAATCAGTGGCAGACAGTGGTTAAGCAATTCCAAGCAGAAGAAAGAGCGCAAGCAAGTGCAGCTAACCAAGCGTCACAAGCCACAAGGGAACTGACACGCTCCATTAGCGAAAGCGGAAAAGAAGCGTCAAGAAGTAAGGGGCTTTTTGCAGGACTAAGCAGTAGCCTTTTCAGAATTGCAAAACTAAGGCTGTTAAGAGGAATAATCCGAAGCATCACTGGCGCGTTTAAAGAAGGCAAGGAAAATATATATCAGTATTCCGCAGCGATAGGGGACATCGACGCGTCTCACATGAGTTCAACTATGAACGAATACGCGTCTACATTGCAGTATGTCAAGAACTCAATAGGAGCAATGATTGCTCCTATTGTTGCAGGACTACTTCCTGCCATTCAGACATTAGCGAACTGGTTTATTATTGCCACACAAGCAGTGGCGCAGTTTTTTGCAGCCTTAAGAGGGCAGACTACATACACAAGGGCGAAGAAGCAAGCTGCGTCATGGGGAGAGGTGGCGAGTGCAGCCGGAAGAGCGGCGAAAGCGGCAGATGATTATAAAAACACTATCTTAGGGTTTGATGAGATAAACGCATTAGACGATCAAAAAGACCGCAATTATGGTGGCGGCGGTGGCGGCGCTGCAAGCCCCAACTTTGGCGATATGTTTGAAGAAGCCAATATTGCTACAGACGGTATTCTCGGGGCATTTAATAGGCTTGCACGCGCTCTCGGGCCTATTCTTAAGACAATGTTTGTTGTTTTTTCAGACTTTGTATCAGGCGCATTTGGAATTGCCGATAACCTTTTCACGGCATTAGACGGCATGATAAGCGGACAGCCCGAAAAAGTCCGTCAAGCAGCAGACAATATCCAGGGAATACTCATGGAGAATAAGACTTGGAATTGGCTGTTTGACGCTGTTATGGACTTTCAGACGTGGTGTACAAATGCGTTCAAGGACATAGCAATATTCTTTACTACTATTGCGTTGGAAATATCTAAAGGCGCTGAAAACCTTATCAATGGGTTCTTAAGTCTAATATGGCCTGCCTACATATTTGTAACAGGTGTTATCAAAGATATAGGAAATTGGGTTTCTAACGTAATCTACGATGTGCGTATAGCTTTTGCCGATGTAGTGTCGTGGGTGTTCAATAACTTTGACTGGCTTTTAAAGGCAATGGGAATACCCGTTGACCAGCTTAAGGATAAAGTCATTGGCGCAATGGGCGAGAGCAAGGAAGCGATAGAGAAAGAACGTGATGCGACCAATGAAGCTCACAAGAAATGGAAAGAATGGGCAGCAAGCAGTGAAGCGCCAAAGGTAGCGCTTAAATCAACGTCCTCGTTAAAGGATATTATATCCAACCTTGAAAACCAAAAGACAGCAACAAACAACGCAAGGGACGCGTGGAAGAATTGGGCTGACGGCAATATAAACCTTGACCAATTAGGGAATAACTTAAAGAACACCAAGACAAAGACTGACACAGCGAAGAAAGCGTTCAACGAAGCAAGGCAGCAGTACATAGACTTTACGAGAACAAGTCCGAGCGGTGGAGTAGAGCGAGGTTTAGAGAAAATCCGTCAAGCTACCGATAAGGGGGCAAAAGGCTTTAGCCAACTTAAAAATGACGCAAACTCTATAGCTAACTATAACCTTAATCCTTATGGGGTGACAAATGGGTTAGGAAATATACAAAGTGCTGCATGGTCGTCAACCGCGCAGCTTGCGAATATGTATAGCTACCTTAAGGCTATAAATGGGTCAAACATAAATGCGACCGTAAACCTTAACACAAGACGTTCAGACAGAGGACGTGCATACGCAAACGGTGGATTTGTGCCGACATACGCAGGTGGCGGTTTTGTGATCCCTACTTTTGCCAATGGCGGCGAGATAAATTCCGCAAACCTCTTTATGGCGCACGAGAATGGAGCGCCGGAGTTGGTAGGGCAGATAGGAAACAGAACAGCCGTTGCCAACACGTCACAAATGGTTGACGCAATGGCACAAGGAGTATTCCAAGCCATGATGAGGGCGCAGTCAACCGAAATGCAGAACACCGAAGTAAACGTATACATGAACGATGAAGTTGTCGCAAGGGCAGCAGATAGGGGGCAGAAATCTCTCAACAGGAGATTTAACGTATCAATGGCTTAAGTCCGGCTGTCCCACTTTTACCTCCGGGGTGGGACGTAAGGCCGGAGAAAACACAACTTTTCGGAGAAAACACAACTTTCTAAAAGGAGTTAAAAGTGACAATCATAAACATAAACGGGCAGGAGTTTAAACCGTCCGAAATGAGCATAGGAATACAAAGCGTAAGTGCAAGTGACGCAGGGCGCGATCAGGGCGGCACTATGCACGTCAATCTTATTACCCGGAAAATAAAGATAGAGTTGTCTTGGTGGTGTCCGTCAAGGGAAGAAACGGCAAGGATATTAACCGCTGTAAATGACGAGTATTTCCCTGCCACGTTTTACAACCCACAGACCAATTCACTTGAAACACGCACATTCTATGTTGGCGACAGAAGTGCGCCCGTGCAGCAGTGGGCTGACCAAAGGCAATTTTATTCGCGAGTATCTTTTAACATCATAGAGAGGTAATTATGATAGCTGTAAGCAACAAGTGGCGAGAGTATGTAAAGGAATATGACACCTTCCACATTAAAGGTGTACTGACACAAAAAAACGGAGTTGGCATAGCTTTAACCGATAACGACTTTATGATCGGAAGCGTAAGCTTCTCATCGGCTACATCTAACGCAAATTCATTCGATATTGGGGGGTGTGTCACCGGGAGTTTTCAATGCACCCTTAACAACAATGATAATAAATTCAGTGCAGTTGACTTTGACGGGGCAATAATTGCTCTGCGTGTCGGCATAGAGTATGCAGACGGGACATCTGAGTATATTCCAAAGGGAGTTTACAACATAGACCGTCCAACATCTTTAGGCAACACAATCAAAATAACTGCCTATGACGACATGGATAAGTTCAACCGCTATTACACTGGATATAGAATCAGTGGGGAAAAAGACATTCCTATTACTTTGCCAATTAACAGCAGCACACTTGTTGAATACGCTTGCGACACTTGTGGTGTTGCTTACGAGGATATATGGCAGGACTTAACCGCAAAGGGCATAGATATAGTAATACCCGATTTTGAATACACGGACGAGAATACTACATGGCGGCAGGTGCTTAATTGGATTTTACAGGCAAACGGAGCATACGCATATATAGACAACACAGGTAATTTGATAGCTACATGGTATGGCTTTCGTCCTATGACTGCCGAGATAATCGACGGGAATACCCTGGACGGTGGTGCGTTTTGGAGCGGTGGAGACACGGCTTACGGCGGAGTGTTTGACCCGTGGTTTGGAACAGAGGAAAGCATAAACGGCGGCGAATGGATTGCCGGCTGGTTCCTCAACAAAGTGTCGTCAAGCGAGGTTGACGCGCTTGACGTATCTATAACGGGGGTAAGAGTAACGGCCTTTTCAAATGACCCTGACACATTTGATTTCAAGACAGTGGGAGAAAGAGGTTATATTCTCACAGTTGCCGACAACCCCTTAATACTTAAAGTGGCGGTCGGTGCGGATAACTTTTCAAGCATTGCCGATACTATTTACAAAAACTTGAAAGGCTTAATCTTCAGGCCGTTCAACGCGAGAATATGGGGAGACCCGTCAATGGAAGCGGGCGACCCTGTGACATTTATAGACTACAAAGGCAACCTACACTTTAGTTATGTAACCAATCTTACATATAACATGGGCAATCTCACAAATATATCTTGTGGGGCAGAGAGCGCCACAGGGCAGCGCGTAGAATACGCGAGTGAGAGTACAGACGTAATGCAAGGAGCAATACAAGGAGCGTATGACTATTTGAGAGCGAAAAAATTAAGTGCCGACTACATTACAGCCGGAACAATGGAAGGTAGAGTTGTAGCCACAGACTTTATCATGGAAGGCGGCAGCATAAAGGTTAAAACGGATAGTTCGGTCTACGATGTTATCGAAATGAACTATGACGGTGGATCGGCAAATTGTAAGCTTTCCCTTGCTCCCGCATTGCTAAGAATGGAAGTAGGGGCTTCCGAAGCGCGGTTAAGCAGGGGCAATGCGGATTATATAATGTTCGCGTTATGGGGGTCGGGAGATAGCTATATGGACAGTAGCGGAGCAGCGACATTCTCCACAAGTGTTACGACACCGCAGGTCATAAATTCTTCCCGAGTAGAATTAAAGAAAAACATAGACCTCATAGAAAGCACTATTGATAAAGTGGTGTCTGCCGATATTGTATCGTTCAACCTTAAAGGGGAGAGCGAGGAAGATAAGAAACATATAGGTTTGGCGATAGGCGGAAAATATAACGTCCCAAAAGAGATTATTGCGGTAGACGAGAACGGAGAAGAAAAGGGAGTAGACCTTTACGCTATGACATCTATGTTGTGGCGAGCAGTGCAGGAACAGCAAGAGCAAATAGAAATACTTAAAAAGGAGTTGGAAAATGGCAATACAAATTAGGCGAGGGTCGCAGGCGGCTTTTGACAACAATTATCAGAACATAGTATCAGGCGAGCCGTGTATAGCGACAGATACGGGCAGGTTTTTTATCGGTACGGGTGACGGAACGTACATCGAACTGGCAAAAATTAACGGTGATGTAGCTTTTGCTACGGCAGTGATAGCAAACATTGACTATACAATATCAAGCACCGAGTACGCAGAGATCGCAATGTCCCTCGCGACACCATACAGCACAACAGAAACATACTATAAAGGGCAGTTCGTAACGCGAGTAGGCCATGTGTACGAGGCAAAGCAAGACATCACAACAGCCGAAAGCTGGACGGCGGCACATTGGACACAGCTTGATTAGGGGGGGAGAAAATGCGGTTATATAACATTATCAAAAACATTATCAAAAAAATATCAGACAGTTTGACGAGTGCTAACGCCTACACTGATAGCAAACTTAAAACGGCAAGCGGAACCGGCACAAAGACAAGCGCCGTGGCCAGCGTTGAGCGCTGCACATGGGTTCAAGTTGGGAAGATAGTTCAAGTAACGGCTACTTTCACAACGGCGGCGAGCGGTGTCGGAAACACAACGACTTTTTTCACAGGGCTACCTGCTCCCCAGATGTATTCAAGAATTGTGGCAACACGGGCATACGAAAGTTCGTGCTTTCGGCTTTCATTAGAAGAGAACGGAACCCTTAACAACGCATATTCCGCAGGAACATTAACGTCACAAACAATAGAGGTTGGCTTTACTTATATTGCAAAAGATTTTGTATCGTAAAGGAGATAAAAAATGAAAACACTTTTAAGCAGCAAAATGTATGAGGTACTTAAGTGGCTTGCGATTTTGGCTTTGCCAGCGATTGCAGATTTTATTAAGTTCTTATTTCCTGCATGGAACCTTCCATACGGAGACCCTATTGCGGAGACCATAAGACAGGTGGCTTTGCTGATAGGCGTATTGATAGGCGTTTCAACAATTCAGTATAACAAGGGACTTAATGCAGATATTAAGGATTTTAAAGAGGGCGAGAATGAGGAGTGAAATCATAATAACAATAATAGTGGCGGTCTTAGGGTCAAGTGGACTATGGGCTTTCTTGCAATTTATTGTACAGAAATTTGCAAGCAAAAAAGAAGATATTAAGGAGATATTAGACCGCCAAGAAAAAGAATTAGAACTTGTAAAGGCAATGAGTTTAGGTGCGTTGTATGATCGAGCCTTATATTTAGGCGAAAAACATATTGAGCATGGAGAGATAAGCATATCGGAGTATAACGACTACAAGAAATACATTTACGAGCCGTACCACACGGGGGGCGGTGACGGAACGATTGACCGCATAATGGACGCAATAGACGACTTGCCAATACACGAATAAATTTAGCCTTTAAAGACAATTTTAAGTAGTAAAGGAGAGAATCTATGGATAAAGATATAAAGGCCTTATTGGAAGAATTTGGGGCGACAGAAGAAACGATAGAAGAACTTTCAAACGGAAAGGGGGACGAGGAAGATGAGTAATTCACCATTAGTTGACTATACAAGAATATCCCCTAACCGCAATTCACCGAGAAACCACGCGATAGATAGGATAACTATTCATTGCGTGGTGGGGCAGTGTTCAGTTGAAACATTAGGCGAAATCTTTGCACCGACATCACGCCAGGCTTCATCGAATTACGGCATAGGCTATGACGGACGAGTGGGTATGTATTGTCCAGAGGGCGATCGCAGCTGGTGTAGCTCTAGCGGCGCAAACGATCATAGATCCGTGACGATCGAGTGCGCTTCTGATACCTACCACCCTTACGCAGTTAATGACACGGCATACAACAAGCTGATTGACCTTTGCGTGGATATTTGCAGGCGCAACGGAAAAGCAAAACTGCTATGGCTTGAGGATAAAAATACAGCACTAAACTACGAGCCGAAGGCTGACGAAATGGTTATGACCGCACACAGGTGGTTTGCAAATACAGCTTGTCCGGGCGATTTTCTTTATTCGAGATTTGGCGATATTGCGAATAAAGTCACCGCTGTATTGAATGGCGGGGTTGTTCCGCCTACACCCGTACCGACTGATAAAACTGTCACTTATCAGTCATACAGCATACCGAGAGGAAAATGGTTTCCGGCAGTAACAAGCGGAGAGTATGTAGCAGACACGGCGGGACTGCCTGGCGAGAATATGGGCGCACTTGCGGTAAAAGTGAGTGGCGAAAATATAAGCTATCAGGTACATGAGAAAGGCGGTATATGGCTGCCCGCAGTATCGAACTTTAATATCAAAGACTTCTATCACGGATTTGCAGGAAACTACCGTCCGATAGACGGAGTGTGCATTTATTCAAGTTCCATTGCTTATAGAGTAAAGCAGAGGGCTAACCAGGTATGGCTTCCGTGGGTGTACGGAAAGGACGCAAACATCAACGATGCGATTTACGGCATGGCGGGCAACTATGGCATGGACATAGACGAAATAGAAATCAAGATTGTATAAGGAGCAGGCATGGCAGGAATAAGACGAGGTACGACCCCTCTAAATACTTTCGAGGTAGATGTAGACCTCACCGGGGCAGAGGTTATTTACATTACATATAAACAGAACGGCCAGACAGTTATAGAAAAAACCAAAGATGACTGCACGATAACCGCCACGCAGATTGAGGTTGAACTTACGCAGGAAGAAACATTGGCCTTTATCCTCGGCAAGACAGTTGAAGTGCAGATAAGGGCGCGCTATTCCAGTGGAAACGCAATAGCAAGCAACATCATTAAAGTGACAGCCGAGGAAATACTTAAAGAGGGAGTGATCTAATGGCGACCTTTAAGGCAAGCTTTAAAACCAATCAACATTTTGCGGCTAATCTTTCAGGGTCAAAGACAATGGACGCGAAATTTGGGAATATACAGCAAATTGTAACGTCCGACTATGAGAAATTAAATAATCTTCCACACATAAATGACGTAAAAGTAATAGGACGCAAGACAGGGGCGGATTATAAGCTGCAAGACAAAATGGACGCAATGACCGTCCAGGAGATTGAAAAAATATTGTACTTAGATTAAAGGAGCAAAAAATGGCAGACAAGTATATCAATGAAGTAGGATTGCAAACCATAAAAGAATGGGTAAAGAGCAAATTCGGCAACAAAATTGAAGCAGTAAAAGTGAATGGTACTGAGCTTACGCCGGATGCGCAGAAAGCTGTTAATATTGAAGCGGCACAAATGGAACCGTCCAGAAACAACGGCGAACTTGTGTCGATGATGCTTAAGCAAGGGGACAACGAATTTAGTCTTACTAAATATGGCACCGCCCGTATAAAAGACGAACTATCAGAAGAGTTTATAGAGTTAGCAACTCAGTTATATGTAGATGAACATGGCGGTAAGATTGATAAAATAAAAGTTAATGGCGCAGAGCAGACTATAACAGATAAAGAAGTGGACTTAAACGTCGCCGAAATAGCGGCAGGCGATTCGTCAATGGTTATTTCAGGAACTTTTAGTGGGGCTGACGATCCTGTTTATTTTAACGTCTCAGACGGTTACGAAAGCGGACTTGTATTCACTCTTAGCGGTGGGGCATTATCAAGCGCGATACATAAACTATTAGCAAGCACAGATTATGTAGATACTGCTGTTGCTGGTAAGGCAGATACGGCAGATATACCGACCGCTGTGTCAGACTTGCAAAACGATAGTGGTTATCAGACGGCTACCGAAGTTCAGAGCGCCATAGGCACAGCGGTTTCGTCGGCATATAAGTACAAAGGAAGTGTAGCAAACTATGACGCACTTCCTACTAACGCAAGTGTAGGTGATGTGTACGATACACAGGACACAGGTATGAACTATGCGTGGGACGGCACGAAATGGGACGAACTCGGAGCAATATTTGACACATCAACTTTATGGAGTTCCACGGCAGGACAGACAAATAGCCTTATTGCAATGACAAACGCTGAGGTACTGGCAATCCTTAACGCATAGGGGGTGCCGGTATGAGCGATAAATATTTGAGCGAAAGCGGTTTATCTACTTTTGCTGATTGGCTTAAGACGAACTATGCGACAAAGACCTATGTAGATGAACACTTAAGCTTGCAGACGCAAGGCAATTGGCGATATAGGGTACACCCTGACGGGACGTTTGAAGCGTGGTATTTAGCAACGGGGCAGGAAGTCACGATCACTACCGCAAGCGGAAGTGCGTATCGTTCAGATAGGACAAGCTTAACGCTGCCGAGCGGCATAACCGATTTAGGCACTGCAACGATCAGATCATTCAATGTTGGCTGTGGTCACAACAACTATCCGACATGGACAGCCGTTGCATCGTTGTCGGGAGCAACTATCAACTACTATGTACTCTCAGGCGGAAGCAGAGCGAAAAATACAAACTATACCGTGACGGCTTATATTATGGGAACTATCTCATAAGAGCGTAACATCTATGAGCGTTGGTAACAAGTAGGTAACAATTAAGGAAAAAATAAACGCCCGACAATCGAGAAATGCTTTAAATCCAACGATTGTCGGGCATAATATGAAATTCCAAAAGTTTCACTTAAAAGAAAAACGACCCCTTGGCAATTCAAGGAATGCTGATTTTAATAGGGTTTGCGGACTTTTAAGAACCTTTAAAAACCCCTGAGGGCTGAGCGGTAGGTAACAAGCAGGTAACAAATACTAACTAACACAGCAATTAAAAATCGACGCTCTCAACAACCGCCAATAAATCATCAGGGGTATACTTTGTGTATATCCCTTTTGTTATATCCTGGATTGCGTGACCGAGGATTAACTTGATCGCAGTGTCGTCTGCTTCCTTGTACCGTGTGGCGAAAGTAACACGACAGTCATGCGGCAGATGTCCCATACTTTTCAAATACTCATTCACCCTTAAATAAAACGCGTGTTCAGACATATCCCTGTCAAAGTCCAATATATTTCTTATCTTTCTCCTTATCGGAACAATGCGGTTTTTCCCTGCCTTTGTTTTTACACCACCGATAAGCAGCCAATTTTCCGTGTCTATTTCCATTGAGTACAATTCTGCCACTCTTACACCCGTATAAATCATAATCAACACAGCCTTTGCGGTGTCTGTATCATCTTGCCAAAGGGTAGCTATCTCTTCATCACTGAATGGAACACGTTGCAGTTTGGTGTCCGGCACCTTGATTGAAAAGCGGGTAGATAGATTGTTATTTGTAATGTCGTATTTCAGTGCATACTTGTAAAGCTGATTGAGAAGCACTTTCATTTGCCTACGATTTACCTCGGAAGCGTCCGCAGACTGAATAACTCTCTCAAGGTCTGCAACCTTAAGAGAAGCGAATTTCTTATCATGCAAGGGTTTAAACCTTTCGTATGCGTGAGTGTACCCCGATTTGGTAGACACCGCTATATTGTTAAATTTTGTCGCGCTCCATAATTCATATACTTTGGCGAAAGTAATATCCGTATCGTAGGGGTTGTCGTTGTATTTATACAGTGCGGTCTCCGCGTCTTTGCGATGCGCATAGTAGCCGATGATTTGTTTCCGCCTTTTAATTTCCCCGTTAATTATTTCCTTTTTAGTTATTGCCACGACATACGGTTTTCTTCGCTTGCCTTGTAGCTTATACACACTCCCATAGCCGTTAGGTCTCTTCATAGCCGTTTAATAAATGCAATCACTGATTGTAATTGCGTGGTGTCAAGTGAGTTTATGAGTTGAATTATCTCGTCCCTTAACGGGTCGTCCTCGGCATTTACAAGCGAAGTCATTTCCACCCCGAACACATCGGCCATTCGCTGTAATTGCGCCATACGAGGGTAGGAAGCGCCTGTGTACCACTTAGACACCATTTGCTGAGACACTTTTGCTTTTTTTGCAAACTGTCTTTGCGTCAATCCGCTTGCGTCAAGGTGTCGCCGGAAGTTTTGCGTAAACATAATATCCCCCCCTACAGCTTGCGCCTTATCTCAACCACCTTGCCCCATATCTGTACAGGGATAGAAGCTTGGCTCTCTTCCGAGAAATACATAGGTTCGTACAAGGGGTTAAATGATTGCAATGTGATCCCACCTTCGTGCTTAATAAGCTTCTTGCACGTTGCGTCCTCTCCGTTCGCTATCGCTATAACAACCTCGCCACTGTCTGCCGTGTCCTGCAATCGCACGATCAAGGTGTCTCCGTCCATTATCTGAGGTGACATACTATCGCCCTTAACGACCAATCCTTTATAAGTACCTTTCCAATGTGAAGGTATCTCTTCCCACTCGGTTATATTTTCTATAGCCTCATAAGGAATACCAGCCGCCACCCTGCCAAGCACGGGAATTTTAACAGCATTATCTGAGGTGTCATCATACCCCATTAGATAAGACGGGGTACATCCAAGCGCTTCTGCCATTTTAAGAATGACCGACCTTTTGAGATTTTCTACTCTACCGTTCTCATACTTTGCAATGGCAGACTTTTGCAGCCCGAGTTTATTACCTAACTCTTCCTGTGTATATCCGAGCGTTGTCCTTCGTTCTTTTATTCTTTCCGACATATTCATTGAGATTTCCCCCTTTTTTGAGAGTGTCCGCATTTTACACTAATAACGGGGCGTTTGCAAGGTTTTCCAAAAAAAGTATCTCTTTTTTCAAAATTGGAGTTGACATAAAAAAACAGCCGTGGTAGTATAGCAGTGTCTTAAGCAGACACCTAAACAGAAAGGGGGAGCGCATTGAAAAAAAATGTATTAGAAGCACTAATGAAGTTGCGCGGGGACACAGGAGCGACATTAGCAAACTATCTCGGCATAACAAGGTCAACATTCTCATTGAAGTTAAACGAGAATGGAACAGAGTTTACTCAGTCTGAGATAGCCAAGCTAAAGGAAAGGTATAATCTTAACGCTGAACAGTTAGACAGTATTTTTTTTGAGTGAAAAGTGTCCTAACAAGACACAAAGGAAAGGAGAGTGTATGGAAAAGGAAATCGCACCGAAGCAGTTACAAAATGACTTGGTACAGATATTTAGAGAAATATGTGACGAGTTGTTTGAGAGAAAGGAAGAGGAAGAATGAAAGACATCATCACTATAAGTCTTGACGATTTGATCGAGATTATCGAAGAGAAATCCAAGTATGAAACTTTATATAGGTTTATTCGCGATGAATGTGCAGACCTAAAAGAAGAACTTGAAGAAAAGCACATGAAAATCTTTAGCTTGCAGGAACAGCTTGATAACGCTAACGCAGAAATCGAGAGTTTGCGAGAAGGAGTAAAGCATGAGGACTGACTTATGGACAGCAAGGCTTGAAGCCGGACTATCCATTGACCAAGTGGCGAATCACACAGGCTGTCACCCGTCAATCATTCAAGGGTGGGAACACTACCGAGGGGATATGCCGTTGCATATTGGCGATAAGTTGGCAACCATGTACCGCAAGACTATTGACGAGATCGCGTGGGATAGAGAGCAGAGCGACATTGAGATAGCAAGTAAGTACATGAGGGTATCTCCAAAGACCATGCGGGCAATGATACGTCAAGGCAGGTATGGCGAAGCCGTAAAAGGAGAAGGAGATAAGTGGATATACATTGTTAATTGGAATGAGGTGGAGAATGGACTGGGTTACGCAAGACCTTGATAGGTACGACAGGGAACTAATTAAGTGGGAACAGAGCAGAGAGGTGTGCGACTGCTGCCACGAGCCGATAATAGACGACTACTACTACGAAATCAAAGGCGAAAAGTGGTGCGAATATTGTATCGAACAATGTATGGTTTTCGTAAGAGATTGAAAGGAACGGTCATGAAAAAGATTATTGTTGCGGTGTTGATTGCAGTGGCGGTATTCGGCATAGCCACGATCATAATAGGAGCAGTCCACCTAAAGGAAGTAGACAAAGAGATAGCAGAGATAGACGCATTTATCGAAAAATTCGAAAAATAAGGAGGCAAAATGGAAGAAAGAAAAATTGTAGTTGATGGAGTTGAGTATGCTCCGGTTAACACTAGGGCGCAGGAACTGGACGGCATGGAATACTGCATTGTCAGAACTTACTCGGCAGGTGTATTCGCCGGATATGTGGAAAGCAGAAACGGTAAAGAAGCAACCCTGCGTCAGGCACGGCGTATATGGTACTGGGACGGCGCCGCATCATTGTCACAGCTGGCAATGGAAGGAACCAGTAAACCTGAAAACTGCAAATTTCCCTGCGAGGTTGACAGTGTAACGCTGACAGAGGTTATCGAGATCATTCCGGCAACTGAAAAAGCGAGGCAGAGTATTAAAGAGGTGAGCGTATGGAGCGAGTAATGAACGGCTACGGCTCCGGCTACGGCTCCGGCTCCGGCTACGGCTCCGGCGACGGCTCCGGCTACGGCGACGGCTACGGCTACGGCTCCGGCTCCGGCTACGGCTCCGGCTCCGGCTCCGGCTCCGGCTCCGGCTCCGGCTCCGGCTACGGCGACGGCTCCGGCTCCGGCT